CGTACTTTGGAAGCTCGCATCGCTGATGGTGTCGATCAAGCAAACCGTATGCATGACGTGTACCGCACTATCCTGTGCCACTTCGGGGTCCTTTCGGAACCCAATTGTGGTTGGTGGGTGTGGTATGCCTGCATTGGTCAGCTTGAGAAATACCTGAAGTGGGCTATGGCCGATCTCTTGGCCAGGGCCCTCCATCAAGCCGAGCTTCCGCCAAAACCTGATCACTTTTTCAAAACTCGAGCTGGTCCCTTCGATGGTAAGTTGGGACAGGAGCTCAGAAGAAAATTAATCTTTCCTATTCTCAAATACAAAACTAAAATTCCTAAAATTAGAACATCATATGCGGCACTGGCCTTCTCACTTTACCAGGGGAAGGCCGGTTCCCTTCCGGTCTCGGATGAATTCGTCGATGACCAGCTTTCCAAGGCACACGAACGCCTGACGACTGCTCGGCCAGAGGACTTTGGTTCTGTCCCTCAACGTATTGAGGTAGAGTTCCTTTGTCCCATCGGCGAAGGTGAAGACGCCACGGATTCCATCATGCCTACGAACCCCCTCCAGCTCATTGAAGATGCTGTCGAGGAGACCGTGCGCGAGATTTTCTGCGACACTCCATCCGAACGTGTTGTACCGAGCTCCAAGCTCATCCCGTCCCTCAGATCTTCCTACCAGAACGGTAGAGACCGGGGTGGCGCCTTTCAAACGATCCTTTCGGACCATACGATTAGCGACTCCCTCGCGGCTCCTGTTTTCCTCGGTTGTCTGAAGAACGAAACTAAGCGCCTCTGGTTGCGACCTCCCGTCGCACCAAGTCTTAAGGTACACTATCATGAATCTGCCGGCGATGATGTTCAACTTTTAAATGTTTACGGTCCGGAACCTGACGACTTCGATTTTAAGATTTCTAGCTCATATGGGCGTGCCCTTAAATTGGATAAGATCGATTGCCTCCCTGTGGGACTGCTTGAGCCATTCAAGGTTCGCGTCATCACTCGGGGCGATGCCGACGCCTACCACCTTTCGAGGCGGTGGCAACGGTTGATTCATCCAATAATGGCTGCCCACCCGACTTTTAATCTGACCAAATCGCCGATTCGCCAACACCACCTTGATTACTTCACGGACCGTTTACAACCGGATGGTACCGGTGGCCCACGCTTCATCGTTAGTGGTGATTACGAAGCGGCTACGGACAATCTCAACC